GTAGCTTGTGGAATGCTTATTGTTCTATTAGTAGTTAAATTACCTCCACCTGTTAATGGAGCAGTTGTTGATATTGTTGTTGATTTTAATGCTTTACCTGCAAGCATTGAAGTTGTATCTGACCTTCTTAAATATTTAGAAAGCATTGAAGTTGTATCTGCTTTTCTTAAATAAGGTAGAAGCATTGAAGTTGTATCACTACGCCTCAAATATTTACTAAGCATCGCACTTGTATCACTTCGCCTTAAATATTTGCTAAGCATCAAACTTGTATCTGAAATATTCAATTTTAAATTTATTCTATTCGAAAGAGAATTTGTGTCAAGATATGTACCAGTTGACAATAATGGAGTCCACCCACTATCTTTTGTCCATTTAAAAAATACATTATTACAAGTATCAATTGCAATTGCACCGGTTTTTACTGATGTATCCAATAGTTTTGGAACACCACAAAAAGATGGGATATGCAATGTTGAGTCTACTGCAACCCGTTTCATTTTGTAACCACTTGCAGTCATAGGTGTATACACCTGTGCTGACAATGCAAATGAGATAATTAAAAGTAAAACTGAGAAAATGATTTTTTTAAATGTCGCCATAAGTTATTACAGGTGTGCCTGTTCCTTTGAAAGTTAATGAAAAAGTTGTTATATTATCAAAGCTACTTGCTTCTGAAATTGTTTCAATGTATATGTAGCAATCCTTTTGCAAAAAATTTTCTGATGCAGTATCTTCCTCATAAAATCTAACTTGCAATAAAGCACCAACCAAATCATATAAATTACCCATTGAAAACTTACCTGTTACATTAGGATAATCAGGTCCAGATAAAAAAGTAACACCTTCCAATGTTCCTGAAAATGTTTTTGCAGATGGAATATATGTTCTGAATGTCCCACTACCAGTTACAGATGTTTCTAAAAACTCAGTAACCAACTCAAAATTGATGCTTTTAGCACAACCAATAGGATAGTATGTCGCACCATACTTCATCAATAAAACGGCATCTGTCCCTACTACTTTTCCCACTTTTAATTATTTTCGTAAATATACTTAAATTCGTATGAATCTACCATTCTTAAATCATCAATATCTTCAGTTGCATACAACCCATAACAAGTCAACGCAGCAGTATTCATTTTATAGTTTATAGCCAAAGATCCAATCACAAACCTTATTAACGGCAAATCTGCATATTTTATTACAGATAATGGATTTATAAAATAACCATTTTTGTATATACCTATTGCAGTAAACTCTAATTTGTACCTTGACCTCCACCTTTGAAACATTTCCTCAAAAGTGACTAACTCACCTAATTTTGTATTGTATTCCATTGGGAAATCCTCGTATTCCCAATAAGTAGTTCGTGTTCTTTGCAAAGAAGTTGTTGTATTTAAAAATAGTGTCCCACTATTATTTGGACTTGGGGAATCATCTAAGTTAATATCATATTCAAAAGCATTTTTAGTATTCAAAGTTTGCTCTTCATTATGAGTATGCCCAGTTATTTTTTTTGATCCATTTACTAATGATGAATCAATTAATAAACTAAAATTATTAAACCATGTATCTCCACCAATTACTGAACATTGATTTAAGTACGCATAAATAACACCATCAATTGGGCATGGATCACTTGTTACATTTATAGTTATCCAATCATTTGTATTTTCTGATGATGACCAAGTAAAAGTAATTCTTTCTCCAGATGATCCCCAATTTCCTGTTTTTCTTGTCCCTGTTGGTTCATTTAACCCATAAGAAGTTGTTCCATCAGTTAACTCTAATCTAAATTGTAAAGTACCCGGACCTACTTGACTATTTGTTGTTTTAAATGAAAAAGAATAACTTATTACATCCCCTTTTGCAACTTGTATTTTTGTTGATTTTGCAGGATTAGATCCATAACCAATTCCAAAAACTGCTATATTTCTTTCTAATTCAATTCCTGTTGTAGCATCAGTAATAATAATTATTCTATAATTATTATCATATCCTCCCAATGCTTCCCAGCAATTTAATTTATAATAATTATAATATACTCCAGTACCTGATGTGTAACCATAATAAGTACCTAAATCTTGCATATCTGCATTACATAGAGTATTTGCGATTTGATTATAATTAAAATTTTCTTTTACATATTTATAAGGTCTTAAAATGCTTTTTATTATACCTGTTTCAATATCACTTCCATTTTTACAAGGGAAACCAACTTGAATTGAATCATCGGAATCTATGTCAAAATTTTCATCATATGAATGACCTATAAGTGTAGCTCCTGTTACATCAGAATATAATCTTAATTCACCCCATCTAACAATTTGCCAATAACCATAAGATTGAAATAATGTAGCTTTAAACCTTGTCAAAATTTTATTTAATACATCATAGCATGAATCATAAACATCTTGATTTAAAAATGTCCTTGCATCAATATAAGTATCATCAAGCCAATAATTTCTTGTTTTTGGAATTATTGTAGCCCAAACAAAACTGCCATCAAGATTTAATCCTGTTGATAAAAGACAAAGTTTAAATAAATCCTGCAACGATACAATGCCAGTTATATCAGTTGGTATTGTAAATATCAAATTAGATAATGCAACTGAATTATTACCACAGTTTTCTTTTACTTTTAAATAAAATCCACCTGAAAAATTTTGTATCTCAATTACAGTATAATTACCATCATAATAAGTCCCCCCACTAACTGTAACTATACTATTTGGTTTTATTGTATTATAAGGATATACAAGAGCAGCATTTATTGTTATTATGTAATTACCACCTGATGATGCAGATGACATTGATAACCCAATATTTGTGCTTGTTGTACCTATTTTTAATGAAACATCATAAAGATCTACATCTTTTAATATCCCAAGTGAATCAGTCGCAGTAATTAATATTTCATGATTAAAATCAATTAATATTTCATTAGAATCTTCTTGAATTATATATCCCTTAAATAACAATTGAGATAATGTAACATTGTAAAATTCTACAATAAACATATCTTCTTCATTAGCATAAAAAGATTCTAATGAAACTGTTCCATCATTTATTATAGATACTTTTAGTGAAGAACCTTTTATTGTTTGTTTTGGATCATCATCAGGCCATTCATGAATAACAGGATTTGCACCTAATGTGATGGTATTATAACTGCCAGTATAATTTTTCTTATAAATATCTACTCTAAAAGTTGGGTTAGTCCCACTTATTGCAGTAAAGCTACTCCTATATCTTAATCCGTATGCCATTATGTAGTGCGATTATATGTTTGAGCATATTTTTTATTGCTGAAATAAATATCTTGGCCTCTTAGAACTCCATATATTTCCATGCTACCCCCAACTCCACCAAGCATTGCAGATGTTCTACCATTTGGAATAACTTGTGATCCTCGTGGAAGATTTACAAGTTCTGGCCCTCTTTCTCCAACAAGTGACAAACCTCCCGGAGCATTTGTTGTACCTGTTGCAAATTTCATACCCCCACCCGCAGTTGCTTTTATAGCAGCACCTATTGCTATTAATGCTATACCTGCCCCAATACCTAAAACTGCCGAACCTTTTTCTAATACCTTCTTTAATACCAAAAATCCTTTTGAAAAAAGAACTGCTTTTTTACCAAACTCTATTATTGCATCACCAAATAAACTAAATATACCTTTAAAAGCATCACCAACAGTAGCCCCCCCAGAAGCAATTGCATTTCCTATGCCCTCTGCTAATGTTGTTACCATACTTGATGATAAATCAGTAATTATTTGAGTTTGTTCTTTCTGAGCTTCATCTTTGCCTTTTTTAAAATAATCAAGCCATCCTCTCCAAAATTTATTAAGGCCTTCCATTGTTAATGTATTAAGCCCCATTTCATCTGTTAAAATAGATGGCAAGTTCATGCCTTTTATATTCTTTAATAATCCTTTCCTTATTGTTTCTGTATTTATATTTAGCCAAGGTGGTAATTGTATATCTACTTCAGCTCCTCCCGGGCCTTCTGCACCGGAAATCATTGCTTGTCGCATTCTACTTGCTAAATCTTTAACAGATAAAATTATTTTTTCTTTTTTTTCATTAAATGCAGGCAAATCAATTCCAAAACTTAATTCTGATAATTTTGCAGTTAATTCTTTAATTGTAGTAGTATAAGAATTTATTTGCGATTGCTTTTTTCTGCTTAAACTTTCTGAAACATTCATAAGTTGAGCAGCAGCAGCAGCACCTTGATCTCCTAATTTCTTTAAGTCATTTGCTCTATTTTTAGTGATATTGGCCAACCCTTCAGAAATGGCTTTTTCACTTTCAGTTAAAGCAGCTCCATTTAATTTTATTAATTGAGTATATGCTTCTTCAAGCCTTTGTTGAATTATTTTTACACGAACAGATTTCTCAATATTTTTTATATAAGCATCATAAGCAGCAGTCAACCCTACAACTGTATCATTTTCAAGTTTTAATCCTTTAAATACTTCAGGATTTATTGCTTGTAATTTCTTTATCGCCTCAAGTTTTCTATTTCTTGTTTCGTTCTCATTATTAAGAACGGCAATCATTGTAGAAACTTGAGTTGCTTCTTTTGCTTCACTTGTATAAATTGAATCTAAGGATTTCTTTTGTTCATCAATTGCAGCTTTAGCCTTTTCGCTTGTCTGAATCCATCTTGATAACCCAACTGATGCAAATGATATAGCAGCACTTAACAATCCAAATGCAAGTCCAACACCAGCAGGCCCAGTTAGACTTGAAAGCATTGCCTTTAAAGCACCTGATGTACTTCCTGTTTCATTTTTTAATCTTCCGAATGATTCAACGAGAGGATTGATGTTGTTTGATATACCTATAAATCCATAGGGAGCATCTTGGGCAATACGAGATAAATCATTTAATGCGTAGGATGCTGAGTTAATACTTTTCTTAGCCCTATCTAAACCTGAGGTATTTGCATCTATATTTATCTGTATATTCTCAGCCATTATCCTATTTGTATATTATGTCTTTTAAAAATAGCTTCTACTCTTTCTTTAGATATTGGCTCTGCTTTTTTCTTTTCTCCTATTGGCCAAAAGTTATCAATATTACCAAGAGCTTTTGTCCCTGCCATGCTTTCTGCAACTCTATAAGAAGCAAACCTAATTACTAAAGTATCTTCTTTTTTTCTTTCAAAATATCCATCACACGCTGCATAAAATTCCATTGGCATTGATGTGTAATACTGATATGCTGACCATCCTAATTTACCTAATGCAAACTTTAGATTTTCGTATGCTTGCTCTTTGATACTTTTTTTTTAACCTCCTCAACTTCATTGCCATTGTCTTTTACAAGATCTTTGAAAAGTTGAGTTTCGGTTAATTTATTTGTGGCTTCTAAAATAATCTCATTTTTATTTTTAAGATTATCAACCCAATCACATACATCTTCAAATGTGTAATCAGGTTCTTCTCTCTTCACATAACTATTACCTCTCAATCCGCCATATATCAAAGCATACATGAAAGCACTTGCAGTTTCAGTATCATTATACGTTGCCATAACTTCAATGGCAAGTTGGTTATATTTCAAACCCCTTTGTTTACCTCCAATTTCTATTTGTAGATAACTCATAATTATTTAGTTGTGGGTGAATATGTATATTAGGTGGTTATTGTCAAAGTAGGAGTACCAAAAGCTACTAAAGTACCACTAAATGTTCCAATACCATCAAATGCGTATGTGCTTGACAATTCAGATAAAAATCCTGTACCAACTTCTATTTCATCACCTGTTACTGGTGTTTCAGGAGCTATCTTCCAACCAACAGTTGTTTTAGCTCTTAAAAGTTGTCTAAGATTTGTACCTGATGTTTTACCAGTCAAAGGGTCTTGCAAATGCTGACCTTCAAAAGTGTAAGACAAATCAAGTGTTCCGGGTTGCTTATCAGGCCCACAAGCAGATGCAGCATCTATTGCGTTCACTGAATCCGATTTTGCTACCGATGTTAAACATACAACTGTCTTGTACGATGTTCCTCCGGCAGGATCAATGAACAACAACATTGTCCCACCTTTTACTTTGTGTTCTGCCATTTTTTTTCTTTTTTATTTATGATTCAAATATAGTTTATTTTCCATTATTTATAGAATAAAAATATCTTGTTTAAATATTAATATTCTTGAAATATATACTCTACCATCAAGATTCCCAATCCTATCTGTTCTATCAGTTTGTAGGCTTAAATTAAGCATTTGCATACCAAATGATGACATATTAAATGATTGATTTGGTGTTGCTTTTATAAGCTCTAAAAAGTTCCCTATGGCCAAATTTAATGCCTTTGAATTGTTGTATTTATGTTCCCAAGAATGAAAAGATATTTGGATGGTTGCTTGTACATCAGATGAGCTTTTAGTACTTGTTTCATTTGATACTACATCAGATAAAACTGCGTATAATTTATAAGTAACATCATCTGGTTCCATACCTTCATAAACAGGTATGTTCAATGAATTTATCGCCTCATAATAAACTTGCAATAATGCTGAATTTATATCTTTCATAATTTTAACGCATTTTTTATATCCTCAAGCAATATAGGCAAATTTTTATTTACCGATGGGTACATATATGGCCTTGGAGCAATCCCATTTATAAGTATTGATTTTGCTATATTTTCAGCAGTTTGTTCAAGCCTATCATTGTCTTTTTTACCCCTACGCATTTTTTGCCTTGTCTTTACACTATATCTATCTGCTATTCCTTTTCTTTTTACCCAATCTAAAATTGCATTCAAGAAATCATAAAAATCACCTGAATTGCTTTTTCCCTTAAATGTATTTGCATAAGCAGCCCAATCTGATGGAAGCGATGCAACATAAGTAGTAGCAAACTTTCTTGTTCCAAACTCAATATACGCAGCATACTTTGCAGATGCAATAATGGATGTACCCATTTTTTTGTAAACTGGATGTATTGAATTTTGTAAATAACCAGTATCTGAAGCATTTGCAGAAACCAATTGTTTAGCATCAGCCGAAATTCTATTCCCACAATCATTAAAAGCTTGTTGAATGCCCTTCTTGGCATTTGTATCAAGTCTATTCAACTTGCCTACAACTTCATTAAGCCCATTAATTCTGATATTTAACATTAGTAGTAAATTATAGTTCCAACTTCGCCTTGCTCAAATGGTATCCCAAATGTTAATGTCCCTGTATTTTTATTAACTATTACTTCTTTACCAACAGGTGTACCTATTAGTATTTCCGCATATTGTATTCCATCTTTAAATACCGCAAATACACTTTTTGATATTAAAGATGAATTTGTATAAGTTGCTTGCCCAGAAGTACCTGAGAAGTTTATAAACTTAATTGTATTTGTTTCCACAGGAGCATCATTATTAATTGCTGAATCAATTTTAGAACATTTTATAACCTCGTAATTTTTAGCATATTCATTGTTTACTGAAATGCTATTAATAACATAAGTTTCATTATTGTAAACAATAGTATCATTTGATCTTGTAGGCCTTTCTTTTTCCTACCTCAAAATAATGGTTGTATCATACTCCCATTTTGTTTGTTGATATTCTTCATTTGCCCTACCTGACCTTGTGTTATACAAATCAAGGTTAATCCAATTGCTTGAACGAACCTCAGCCCATTTATTCCATGATGCAACTTCTACGGCAGTCAAACCACCAAATTCATTCTTTGCATTTGCCCACCTTTTTATTTCAACCCTTCTGTTTAGTTTATATAACACGTCTTAATGGTTTTAATATCATTTCACTAATAGGCCCAAGATTACCAATTGTTGGTACGTTTTTATCATAGATATGATCTATTGATTGAGCCCTGTTGTCATACAAATAATAAATAGTGTTTAGTAGAGCCAATTTAAGCCTCTTAGGAAGCTCTGTATAACCTGAAGTGTATGTGACAGTCAGCCTTTCATTTTTGGGTGTTAAAATCGATTTAAATGCCCCACCAACAAGCTCGTAATCATCTAATGATGACAATGTATTTCCATTGCTATCAACAATACTTGTTATTGTCCCGGTTGGGCCATACGGCAAATATATTCCCCCATTTGAATTGTTTAAAACTGCAATTAGATTATGTTCAACAAAGCCAATTCCTGAATAATCTTCACACATTTCTCTTGCAGATGTAATCATCTCGGTAATGATGTCATTATCGGTGTTTATGTCTATCTTACAAAATGTTTTTACTTCTTCCAATCCAACAGGCTCTACAATTGTTGCATCATCAAACTGAATGTCTATAACTGAATTATATTCTACCATATATTTTATTTTAAAAAGCCCCACCCATTAGGGCAGGGCCTTACACATATTCACTCCACAACAATTAAGCTACGTTACCTAAGTCAGCAAAGATTGCAGATGTTGGTAACATCAAGTTGATATTTTCTTGACACTCGATACGAGCAGTAATCAAATTCTTGGTAAAGTTGTCAGCATCATCCATTGAGAACTCAATAGTCAAAGCTTCAGTTTCAACTCTTTCACAATAATCACGATCAATGATAAGAATCTTATCATCAACTGCCCAAGGAGCAGAGATTATTGGAGTACCACCGATTGTGATAGAACCATTAGGAGCAGAAACAACACCACCGGAACCTTGATAGTAGCCGTTAGTATATAACAACTTATTCAAACGAGCCAACTGACTTGGGTTAACAATTGCAAAAGAAGCATTGAAGTTTGCATTAGCTTGGTTAGCTAAATAATCAATGATTGCTTTAACATCATCAGTTTCAGAAGTGGTTGTAGAACCAGTTGCAGCACCAGTTACCGCAGTCCAAAATAAATCGTTTTCTTTCTTATAGAAATCTCTCATCAACAAACGAGGAAGAGTAGATTGCATATAAGGAAGTTGTTTTGCCATTTGCTTAGAGAAACGAGCAAAACCTGCGATGTAATTCTCAACAACTTTAACTTCAGTAAAATCGTAATCGATTTGACCTTTAGAAGAACCTTCAGTTTGTTGAGCTAAAGCACCTTCACTACCTGATTCTTTGTACTGAACATAAAGACCAGTTGGAGATACAGTTGTAGGAACTAAATCTCTAAAATTGATTTTCTGAGCAGGTAAGATTGCTTGAGTAGCTGAGTATGATGCAACACCATCTCCAGTTAAATTAGCAGACAACAACATGTTGCCAACTGCCTTCAATTCCATTCTGAAAGGTTGACCTTTCTTTACCTTTTGAATTTCTTCAAAATTCTTTTCTAAGCCTTCAGCGAAAGCTTGACCAAATGATTTTTTCTCTTCCACGTTACTTGTTTTTGTTGATTTAACTCTTGTTTGAAGCATATCAAATCCTTTAAGAATTGCAGCTTGTTCTGATTTCAATGAAGCAACTTCATCAGTTAAAGACTTTACTGTTTCAGCATTGTCATTAGCAGCATTAAGTGCATTGATTTTTTCTTCTACGCTGGTCATCATTGACTTCAATTGGTCTGCGATTTCAGACTTTGTTTTTTCATTGATTGAAGTTTCAAGAGCTGATTTCAAACCCTCTAACTCAACCATTAATTCTTTCTTATCCATTTTAAGATAATTTGTTTTAAGATTTAAGTTTACTATTAAATTCACGAATCACATCCAATAAGTTTTCTTGCGGCTCTGTGGACTTTTGTTCCGGCAAAGTGCTTTTATTTATA